CGGTGGTGCTGATTTTATTTTTTCAGCGTCTGAGCGCGTCGTGAAGGCGTTTACTTGGCCTGCCTGGGCGTCGGTGTGTCTGCGGGCTGTTTTGCGCGGTGGTGAGCGTGTGAGGGCGTGATGGCGGGTTGTAAAAAAGCCGCCCGCAGGCGGCGATGTTCAGCCGTTGTCAGTGTCCAGTGAGTAGTTTTTAAAGCGGATGACCTCCTGACCGAGCCAGCCGTTTATCTCGCGGATCCTGTCCTGTAGCGGGATAAGCTCATTGCGGACAAAGACCTTTGCCACTTTCTCAATATCACCCAGCGACCCGACGTTCTCCGGCTTGCCGCCCATCAACTGAAAGGGGATGCGGTGCGCGTCCAGCAGGTCAGCGGCGCTGGCTTTTTTGATATTAAAAAAATCGTCCTTCGTTGCCACTTCACTGAGCGGGATAATTTTAATGCCGTCGGCTTTTCCCTGTGGGGCGTAGAGAAACAGATTTTTAAAGTTGTTGCGGCCTTTCGACTTCACCATGTTTTCGCGGAGCATTTCGATATCGTTGCGATCCTGCACGGCATCGGTGACGTACATGATGTATCCGGCATGAGCGCCGTTTTCGTAATACTTGCGGCGGAACAGCGTGGCCGACTCATTCAGCCAGGCAGAATTAAGGGCGCTGAGATATTCCGGCAGGCCGTACAGCTCCTGATTGATATCCGGCTCCAGCAGGTGAAACACGGAGCCGGGCGCGAAAGATGTCGGCTCGTTGAAGGACGGCACCCACCAGTAAACATCCTCCTCCACGCCACGGCGGGTATATTTTGCCGGTGAGGTTTCCAGTCTGATGACCTTACCGGTGGTGCTGTAGCGCTTTTCCAGAAACGCATTACCGAACACCAGAAAATCCAGCACAAAGCGGCTGAAATCCTGCTGGGAAAGCCACGGGTGCGGGATAAACGTTGAAGCCAGAATATTACGTTTGACGTAAATCGGTGAGCTGTGATGCACGGCAGCACGCAGGCTTTTTGCCAGACCGGTAAAGCTGACCGGTGGCTCATACCATCTGCCGTTACTGATGCACTCGACGTAATCCAGAATATCACGGCGGTCGAGTACCGGCACCGGCTCACCAAAGGTGAATGCCTCCATTTTCGGGGCGCTGGCAGTCATTTTTTTTGCCGCAGGTCGCGGTGTTTTCCCTTTTTTCTTGCTCATCAGTAAAACTCCAGAATGGTGGATGTCAGCGGGGTGCTGATACCGGCGGTGAGTGGCTCATTTAACAGGGCGTGCATGGTCGCCCAGGCGAGGTCGGCGTGGCTGGCTTCCTCGCTGCGGCTGGCCTCATAGGTGGCGCTGCGTCCGCTGCTGGTCATGGTCTTGCGGATAGCCATAAACGAGCTGGTGATGTCGGTGGCGCTGACGTCATATTCCAGACAGCCACGGCGGATGACGTCTTTTGCCTTGAGCACCATTGCGGTTTTCATTTCCGGTGTGTAGCGGATATCGCGCGCGGCGGGATAGAACGAGCGCACGAGCTGGAACACGCCGACACCGAGGCCGGTGGCATCAATACCGATGTATTCGACGTTATATTTTTCGGTGAGTTTGCGGATGGATTCCGCCTGGGTGGCAAAGTCCATGCCTTTCCACTGGTGACGCTCAAGTATTCTGAATTTGCCACCGGCCACCACCGGCGGTGCCAGCACCACGCATCCGGCGCTGTCGCCACGGTGTGACGGGTCGTAACCAATCCATACCGGGCGGGAGCCGAACGGATTGGCGGCAAAGGGTGCATAGTCTTCCCATTCTTCCAGCGTGTCGACCATGCAGCGTTGCAGCTCCTCGAACGGGAACACCGACGCCTTGTCGTCAACAAATTCACACATGAACAGGTTTTTAAAATCGTCGGCGCTGTTTTCGCGTTTGAGCTGCTCAATGTCGAACAGCGTGCAGCCGCCTTTCAGCGCGTCCTCAATGGTGACAATCTGCCGCCACTGGCCGTCCGCACAGAGAAGCCCACCGGCAAGGGCGTTATGACTGACGTCGATTTCCACGCGTTCGGCGGCGCTGGCGCGTCCCCGGTTAAACAGTTCACCCGACCAGAACGGGTAGGCGTCGTGCGCCAGCGTGGACGGGGTGGAGAAATAGGTTGAGCGCAGGTGACTCTGTGAGGCCATACCTGATGCCACCTTACGCAGTACCTGAAAATTCGGGATCCAGAAAATCTCGTCGACGTACAGGTCGCCGTTATGGCTCTGTGCGGTGTTGGAGTTGGTGCCGAGAAAAATCAGTTTTGCGCCGTTATTGCCCAGGACAATCGGGTCACCGGTCAGGTCAACGTCAACCAGACGGGCAAAGGCGATGATGTATTCGCGGAACACATACGCCTGCGTTTTACTGGCCGACAGAAAAATCTGGTTATGACCGGTTTTCAGGGCGCGCAGTAGCGCCTCGCGGGAAAAATAAAACGTTGCACCAATCTGGCGGGATTTCAGGATATCGCGGATGCGGTGCTCAAGCCCGGCGCGATACCAGTGCAACTGATAGTCGAAAGACTGCTCAAAGAAAATCTGCTCCAGCTTTTCGATGGCCTCGTCACTGAAAAAATTCTTTTTCGGTTTGCGCCGCCCGCCTTTGTTGCGGTTAGCGACGTTCGGATTAAGGTCTGCCTCGTTGCCGGTCTGACTGTAACGGTTTACCCGTGCCAGTCGTTCAATCTGGCGTCCGAGCAGGTCAATTTCCTTGAAGTCACCGCCGGTTTTCTGCGGTTTGATGATGAGCTGGGTCAGCCGCGCTTCCAGGCTCATTTCGACACGGCTGATGGGGGCAACGCTGTCCCAGCCGTCGCGCTGTTTCCAGCTCTGCACCGTCGGGCGTTTCATCTGCAACATGGCGGCAATCTGCGGCACGGAAAACCCCTGCCAGTACAGCAGCGCCGCCTGACGACGCGGGTCGTGTAAAAGAGTGGTGTCTGTGGTGATGGTCATGAATACCTCGCCGTGATGAATACACGGCAAGGCTACTGAGTCGCGCCCCGCGATTCGCTAAGGTGCTGTTGTGTCAGTGATAAGCCATCCGGGACTGATGGCGGAGGATGCGCATCGTCGGGAAACTGATGCCGACATGTGACTCCTCTAATCACTATTCAGGACTCCTGACAATGGCAAAAAAAGTCTCAAAATTCTTTCGTATCGGCGTTGAGGGTGACACCTGTGACGGGCGTGTCATCAGTGCGCAGGATATTCAGGAAATGGCCGAAACCTTTGACCCGCGTGTCTATGGTTGCCGCATTAACCTGGAACATCTGCGCGGCATCCTGCCTGACGGTATTTTTAAGCGTTATGGCGATGTGGCCGAACTGAAGGCCGAAAAGATTGACGATGATTCGGCGCTGAAAGGCAAATGGGCGCTGTTTGCGAAAATCACCCCGACCGATGACCTTATCGCGATGAACAAGGCCGCGCAGAAGGTCTACACCTCAATGGAAATTCAGCCGAACTTTGCCAACACCGGCAAATGTTATCTGGTGGGGCTGGCCGTCACCGATGACCCGGCAAGCCTCGGCACGGAATACCTGGAATTCTGCCGCACGGCAAAACACAACCCCCTGAACCGCTTCAAATTAAGCCCTGAAAACCTGATTTCAGTGGCAACGCCCGTTGAGCTGGAATTTGAAGACCTGCCTGAAACCGTGTTCACCGCCCTGACCGAAAAGGTGAAATCCATTTTTGGCCGCAAACAGGCCAGCGATGACGCCCGTCTGAATGACGTGCATGAAGCGGTGACCGCTGTTGCTGAACATGTGCAGGAAAAACTGAGCGCCACTGAGCAGCGCCTCGCTGAGATGGAAACTGCCTTTTCCGCACTTAAGCAGGAGGTGACTGACAGGGCGGATGAAACCAGCCAGGCATTCACCCGCCTGAAAAACAGTCTCGACCACACCGAAAGTCTGACCCAGCAGCGCCGCAGCAAGGCCACCGGCGGTGGCGGTGACGCCCTGATGACGAACTGCTGACCGGCGTCAGCCAGTCCGGGAAAACCTTCACGATTAACCCTTAATTTCAGGAAAAACTATGCGCCAGGAAACCCGCTTTAAATTTAATGCCTACCTGTCCCGTGTTGCCGAACTGAACGGCATCGACGCCGGTGATGTGTCGAAAAAATTCACCGTTGAACCGTCGGTCACCCAGACCCTGATGAACACCATGCAGGAGTCCTCTGATTTTCTGACCCGCATCAACATTGTGCCGGTCAGCGAAATGAAAGGGGAAAAAATTGGTATCGGTGTCACCGGCTCAATCGCCAGCACCACCGACACTGCCGGTGGCACCGAGCGTCAGCCGAAGGACTTCTCGAAGCTGGCGTCAAACAAGTACGAATGCGACCAGATTAACTTCGATTTTTATATCCGCTACAAAACGCTTGACCTGTGGGCACGTTATCAGGATTTCCAGCTCCGTATCCGTAACGCCATTATCAAACGCCAGTCCCTTGATTTCATCATGGCCGGTTTTAACGGTGTGAAGCGTGCCGAAACCTCTGACCGCAACAGTAATCCGATGCTGCAGGATGTGGCGGTCGGCTGGCTGCAGAAATACCGCAATGAAGCCCCGGCGCGCGTGATGAGCAAGGTCACTGACGAGGAAGGGCACACCACCTCTGAGGTTATCCGCGTGGGTAAGGGCGGTGATTATGTAAGCCTCGACGCACTGGTGATGGATGCGACCAACAACCTGATTGAACCGTGGTATCAGGAAGACCCTGACCTTGTGGTGATTGTGGGGCGTCAGCTACTGGCGGACAAGTATTTCCCCATCGTTAACAAGGAGCAGGACAACAGCGAAATGCTGGCCGCTGACGTCATCATCAGCCAGAAGCGCATCGGCAACCTGCCGGCGGTACGCGTCCCGTACTTCCCGGCGGATGCGATGCTCATCACGAAGCTGGAAAACCTGTCCATCTACTACATGGATGACAGCCATCGCCGCGTGATTGAGGAAAACCCGAAACTCGACCGCGTGGAGAACTACGAGTCAATGAATATTGATTACGTGGTGGAAGACTACGCCGCCGGTTGCCTGGTGGAAAAAATTAAGGTCGGTGATTTCTCCACACCGGCTAAGGCGACCGCAGAGCCGGGAGCGTAACCGATGACGAGTCCCGCACAGCGCCACATGATGCGGGTCTCGGCAGCGATGACCGCGCAGCGGGAAGCCGCCCCGCTGCGACATGCAACTGTCTATGAGCAGATGCTGGTCAAGCTGGCCGCAGACCAGCGCACACTGAAAGCGATTTATTCAAAAGAGCTGAAGGCCGCGAAAAAACGCGAACTGCTGCCGTTCTGGTTGCCGTGGGTGAACGGCGTGCTGGAGCAGGGCAAAGGCGCACAGGATGACATTCTGATGACGGTCATGCTGTGGCGTCTGGATACCGGCGATATTGCCGGTGCGCTGGAGATTGCCCGTTATGCCCTGAAGTACGGTCTGACCATGCCGGGTAAACACCGCCGTACCCCGCCGTACATGTTCACCGAGGAGGTGGCGCTTGCGGCCATGCGCGCTCACGCTGCCGGTGAATCCGTGGATACCCGCCTGCTGACGGACACCCTTGAACTGACCGCCACGGCTGACATGCCTGATGAAGTGCGCGCAAAGCTGCACAAAATCACCGGTCTGTTTCTGCGTGACGCCGGTGATGCCGCCGGTGCGCTGGCTCACCTGCAACGTGCGACACAGCTCGACTGTCAGGCAGGCGTCAAAAAAGAGATTGAACGACTGGAGCGGGAGCTGAAACCGAAGCCGGAGCCGCAGCCAAAAGCGGCCACCCGTACCCCGCGTAAGACCCGGAGCGTGACACCGGCAAAACGTGGACGCCCGAAAAAGAAAGCCAGTTAACAACCAAATGCGCCCCGCGCCAGGGCGGCACGCCGGTCAGTGAGGGTGAATCACCTGACACTGCACCGGCGTCCACCGCCCGACTTTTCAGAGGTAGTCATGATGACGCTGATTATTCCGCGAAAGGAGGTTCTCGTGTCCGGTGAGGGTACGGTGGTCATCCCGCAACCGGCAGGCGATGAGCCGGTGATTAAAAACACGTTCTTTTTTCCCGATATCGACCCGAAGCGCGTCCGGGAACGTATGCGCCTTGAGCAGACCGTCGCCCCCGCCCGTCTGCGTGAGGCCATCAAGTCAGGCATGGCTGAAACGAATGCGGAGCTGTACGAGTACCGCGAACAGAAAATTGCCGCCGGTTTTACGCGTCTGGCGGACGTTCCGGCGGACGACATCGACGGTGAAAGCATCAAAGTTTTTTACTACGAGCGCGCCGTGTGTGCGATGGCGACCGCGTCGCTTTATGAGCGTTATCGCGGCGTGGATGCCAGTGCGAAAGGCGACAAGAAGGCCGACAGCATTGACAGCACCATTGATGAACTGTGGCGGGATATGCGCTGGGCGGTGGCGCGTATCCAGGACAAGCCGCGCTGCATCGTGAGTCAAATCTGATGAAGACCTTTGCGCTACAGGGCGACACGCTCGACGCCATTTGTGTCCGGTATTACGGGCGCACTGAGGGCGTGGTCGAGACCGTGCTCGCCGCAAATCCGGGACTGGCTGAACTGGGCGCGGTGCTGCCACACGGCACCGCCGTCGAACTGCCCGACGTTCAGACCGCGCCCGTGGCTGAAACTGTCAATCTGTGGGAGTAACGCATGACAGCAGAAGAAAAAAGCGTCCTGTCGCTTTTCATGATTGGGGTGCTGATTGTTGTCGGCAAGGTGCTTGCCGGTGGTGAACCCATCACCCCGCGTCTGTTTATCGGGCGCATGTTGCTCGGTGGTTTTGTCTCGATGGTTGCCGGTGTTGTTCTGGTGCAGTTTCCTGACCTGTCACTGCCTGCGGTGTGCGGCATCGGCTCCATGCTGGGTATCGCCGGTTATCAGGTGATTGAGATTGCCATTCAGCGCCGCTTTAAGGGCAGGGGGAAACCGTAATGCCGGTAATTAACACGCATCAGAATATCGCCGCCTTTCTCGACATGCTGGCCGTGTCCGAAGGGACGGCGAATCATCCGCTGACGAAAAACCGGGGCTATGACGTGATAGTCACCGGACTGGACGGAAAGCCGGAAATTTTCACCGACTACAGTGACCACCCGTTCGCGCATGGCCGACCGGCGAAGGTGTTTAACCGTCGCGGTGAAAAATCCACGGCCTCCGGTCGCTATCAGCAGCTTTACCTGTTCTGGCCGCACTACCGCAAACAGCTTGCCCTGCCGGATTTCAGTCCGTTGTCACAGGACAGGCTCGCCATTCAGTTGATCCGCGAACGCGGTGCACTGGATGACATCCGGGCGGGACGCATTGAGCGCGCCATTTCACGCTGTCGCAATATCTGGGCGTCCCTGCCGGGTGCCGGTTACGGTCAGCGTGAGCATTCACTGGAAAAACTGGTCACCGTCTGGCGTACCGCCGGCGGCGTACCGGCTTAAACGGAGTAAACACCATGAAGAAATTATCCCTTTCACTGATGCTGAACGTGTCGCTGGCGCTGATGCTGGCACTGTCCCTGATTTACCCGCAGAGCGTGGCCGTCAGTTTTGTCGCCACCTGGGCGATTCTGGCGACGGTTATCTGTGTGGTTGCCGGTGGTGTCGGCGTGTATGCCACGGAGTATGTGCTGGAACGCTACGGGCGGGAGCTGCCGCCGGAATCGCTGGCCGTGAAGATTGTCACGTCGCTGTTTTTGCAGCCGGTGCCGTGGCGCAGACGGGCGGCGGCTCTGGTGGTGATGGTGGCGACGTTTATCTCGCTGGTCGCTGCCGGGTGGATTTTTACCGCGCTGATTTATCTTGTGGCGTCGCTGTTTTTCCGGCTGATATGTAAAGCCTGTCGTCAGCGTCTTGAGGGGCGGGAACTATGTCAAAGCTGATGATTGTGCTGGTCGTGTTGTTATCGCTGGCGGTGGCCGGTCTGTTTCTGGTGAAACACAAAAATGCCAGCCTGCGCGCCTCGCTGGACAGGGCGAATAACGTCGCCAGTGAACAGCAGACGACCATCACCATGCTGAAAAATCAGCTTCATGTTGCCATCACCAGGGCAGACAAAAACGAGCTGGCGCAGGTGGCACTGCGTCAGGAACTGGAGAACGCCGCGAAGCGTGAAGCACAGCGCGAGAAAACCATCACGAGGTTACTCAATGAAAACGAAGATTTTCGCCGCTGGTACGGTGCTGACCTGCCTGATGCTGTGCGCCGGTTGCACCAGCGCCCGGCCTGCGCAGACGCCAGTGATTGTCCACAACGCCTGCCCGAAAGTGAGTCTTTGCCCGATGCCGGGCAGTGACCCGCAGAAGAACGGCGATTTAAGTGCCGATATCCGGCTGCTTGAGAACGCGCTGGCACGCTGTGCCAGCCAGGTAAAAATGATTAAACACTGTCAGGACGAAAACGATGCTCAAACCCGACAGCCTGCGCAGGGCGCTGACTGATGCCGTCACGGTGCTGAAAACCAGCCCCGAGATGCTGCGGATATTCGTGGATAACGGGAGTATTGCCTCCACACTGGCGACGTCGCTGTCATTCGAAAAGCGTTACACGCTCAATGTCATTGTGGCCGACTTTACCGGTGATTTTGACCTGCTCATCGTGCCGGTACTGGCGTGGCTGCGGGAAAATCAGCCCGACATCATGACCACCGACGAAGGCCAGAAAAAGGGCTTCACGTTTTATGCAGACATCAACAATGACAGCAGCTTTGATATCAGCATCAGCCTGATGCTGACCGAGCGCACGCTGGTCAGTGAGGTGGACGGCGCACTGCATGTGAAGAATATCCCGGAACCCCCGCCGCCGGAGCCGGTCAACCGCCCGATGGAGCTTTATATCAATGGCGAACTGGTGAGCAAGTGGGATGAATGAGTTTAAGCGTTTTGAAGACCGGCTGACCGGACTGACTGAATCGCTGTCACCGTCAGGGCGTCGGCGACTGAGTGCCGAACTGGCGAAGCGCCTGCGGCAGAGTCAGCAGCGTCGGGTGATGGCACAGAAAGCCCCGGACGGCACACCCTACGTGCCACGCCAGCAGCAGAGCGCCAGAAAAAAGACTGGTCGTGTTAAGCGAAAAATGTTTGCGAAACTTATCACCAGTCGTTTTTTGCATATCCGCGCCAGCCCTGAACAGGCATCAATGGAGTTTTACGACGGGAAGTCACCGAAAATAGCCAGTGTGCATCAGTTCGGTCTGTCGGAAGAAACCCGGAAAGACGGTAAGAAAATTGATTATCCGGCGCGTCCCCTGCTCGGCTTTACCGGTGAGGATGTGCAGATGATTGAAGGGATTATCCTGGCTCACCTTGAGCGTTAGTTTTATCCAGGCAGAGGCTGATGCGCAATTAAACATTGAGCGGCTGTGCTGGTCGCTCAATGTTTAGAGGATTATGAGTGGTTTTTATTTGATGATTTGTATTCTACAACTTTTTTATTGGCGTAAAGGAATTTTGTATATGACAGAAGTATAACCAGACCTGAAGTGAAATAGACGAGGGATATTATTAATAATGTTTTTCTGTGGCTGTTATTATCTTTAATCTCCTGACTTAACCATTCGGAGTCCTCCTCGTTTAGCTGTAAGAGCTTATTGCAGGCGATTGCAGGAAGTGTGTCTGTTACAAAAGTGTTCTGCAGTCTCTTGCAATCGGCAATGCTAAAAGCTTTATAGAACTTATCTGTTTTATTGTCGGAGAACAAAAGAACCTTGTCATTATAAACATGGTACATCATATTTTTATATGGTATGGCTATGGCATCCTCTACTATGGCAGATTGCTCGTTGTGTATGCAACATGCGAAGATAATATAAAGAATTCCGGCCAGGACTGCACTCATTGTTTTTGTGATGCATGGCGGTTCTGTTATGTCTCCCCAGAAGCGAGTAAGGAAAAAATCCGATGTTTTTAGTTTTCCATCAATCAACCCCTGCTGTATCATTTTCACATCTTTGATGCCTGATACATTGATTCCGTTAATTATTTTAAATAGTTGAATGTCGCGCCACTCGCGGTCCAGTCTTTTTAATTTTTTATCTGAATATCCAAATTTGAAATAATGTGCAATAAGCCTCATAAGGTTACTTTTACCAAAGCTAAAAAATGCTAATACTACAAAGACCAAAAGATACAAGACGATTAGCTCCCACACATTAGTCACATTATAGCTGACCATTACGCTCTCCTTGAATGTTGTCTGGTGGTTCTACAAATGAATCCAGATAGCATAACTTTTATATATTGTGCAATCTCACATGCATGAACACTCTCGCAAATATTCAGGAACTCGCGCGCGCACTGCGCAACATGATTCGCACCGGCGTTATCGTCGAAACCGACCTTAACGCCGGTCGCTGCCGTGTGCAGACCGGCGGCATGTGTACCGACTGGCTGCAGTGGCTGACCCATCGCGCCGGACGTTCGCGCACATGGTGGGCACCTTCCGTGGGGGAACAGGTGCTGATTCTGGCCGTGGGCGGTGAACTCGACACGGCGTTCGTTCTGCCGGGGATTTATTCCGGCGATAACCCCGCGCCGTCTGCGTCGGCGGATGCCCTGCATATCCGTTTCCCTGACGGGGCGGTGATTGAGTATGAACCCGAAACCAGTGCACTCACGGTAAGCGGAATTAAAACGGCCAGCGTGACGGCTTCTGATTCTGTTACTGCCACGGTGCCGGTGGTCATGGTGAAAGCATCAACCCGCGTCACCCTGGACACACCGGAGGTGGTCTGCACTAACAAACTGACTACCGGCACGCTGGAAGTGCAGAAGGGTGGGACGATGCGCGGCAACATTGAACACACCGGTGGTGAACTCTCATCAAACGGTAAGGTGCTGCATACCCATAAACACCCCGGCGACAGCGGCGGCACAACCGGGAGTCCTCTATGACAGCGCGTTATCTCGGAATGAAATGCAGTGATGGCCTGACTGTCACTGACCTTGAGCATATCAGCCAGAGTATCGGCGATATCCTGCGCACACCGGTCGGCTCGCGGGTGATGCGTCGTGATTACGGCTCGTTGCTGGCGTCAATGATTGACCAGCCGCAGACCCCGGCGCTTGAGTTGCAGATTAAGGTCGCCTGTTACATGGCGGTGCTGAAATGGGAACCCCGCGTCACCCTGTCATCCGTCACCACTGAGCGCAGTTTTGACGGGCGAATGACGGTCACGTTAACCGGCCAGCACAACGACACCGGCCAGCCACTTTCGTTAACCATCCCTGTGAGTTGAAACCATGCCGATTATCGACCTGAACCAGCTACCCGCACCGGATGTGGTCGAGGAGCTGGACTTTGAAACCATTCTCGCCGAACGCAAGGCGACACTGATTTCCCTTTACCCGGAAGACCAGCAGGAGGCGGTCGCCCGTACCCTGATGCTGGAATCCGAGCCTCTCGTCAAACTGCTGGAGGAAAATGCTTATCGTGAGCTTATCTGGCGTCAGCGTGTGAATGAGGCCGCACGGGCGGTAATGCTGGCCTGTGCCGCCGGTAATGACCTTGATGTGATTGGTGCCAATTACAACACCACGCGTCTGACTATCACCCCGGCAGATGATTCGACTATCCCGCCGACACCGGCAGTGATGGAATCTGATACCGATTATCGTCTGCGTATTCAGCAGGCGTTTGAGGGCTTAAGCGTCGCCGGGTCGGTGGGAGCCTATCAGTATCATGGTCGCAGTGCCGACGGGCGTGTCGCGGATATCTCTGTCACCAGTCCGTCTCCGGCCTGCGTCACCATCTCTGTGCTGTCCCGTGAAAATAACGGTGTCGCATCCGAAGACCTGCTGGCGGTGGTGCGTAACGCCCTTAATGGCGAGGACGTCAGACCGGTGGCCGACCGCGTGACCGTGCAGTCTGCCGCCATCGTTGAATACCAGATAAACGCCACGCTTTACCTTTACCCTGGTCCTGAAAGCGAACCCATTCGCGCGGCCGCCGTGAAAAAGCTGGAAGCGTACATCACGGCACAGCACCGGCTGGGGCGCGACATCCGTCTGTCTGCCATTTATGCCGCTTTGCATGTGGAAGGCGTTCAGCGTGTCGAACTGACTGCACCGCTGGCCGACATCGTGCTCAACAGTACGCAGGCGTCTTTCTGTACCGAATACCGCGTCGTGACCGGAGGCTCGGATGAGTGATTCGCGACTGCTGCCGACCGGCTCATCACCGCTTGAAGTTGCTGCCGCAAAAGCCTGTGCGGAAATTGAAAAAACGCCGGTCAGTATTCGTGAGCTGTGGAACCCGGATACCTGTCCGGCAAATCTGCTGCCGTGGCTGGCGTGGGCGTTTTCGGTCGACAGGTGGGATGAAAAGTGGCCGGAAGCGACAAAACGCGCCGTTATCCGCGATGCCTATTTCATCCACTGTCATAAAGGCACTATAGGTGCAATCCGGCGTGTGGTGGAGCCGCTCGGCTATCTCATTAATGTAAAGGAATGGTGGGAGACAAACGACCCGGCCGGAACCTTTCGCCTTGATATCGGCGTGCTGGAAAGCGGTATCACAGAGGAAATGTATCTGGAAATGGAACGGCTGATTGCCGATGCCAAACCCGCAAGTCGCCACCTTATCGGTCTGAACATTATCCAGGACATTCCCGGCTATCTGTATACAGGCGGTGTGGTCTGTGATGGTGATGTTATTACTGTTTATCCCGGATAAGTGAGAAACAATGAGCACGAAATTTAAAACCGTTATCACTACTGCCGGAGCCGCAAAGCTGGCAGCCGCCACTGTCCCCGGCGGGAAAAAAGTAAACCTGTCTGCAATGGCCGTGGGTGATGGTAATGGCAAATTGCCGGTGCCGGATGCCGGTCAGACGAAACTGGTGCATGAGGTCTGGCGTCACGCTCTGAATAAAGTCAGCGTGGATAACAAGAATAAAAACTATATCGTGGCTGAACTGGTTGTACCGCCCGAAGTGGGCGGCTTCTGGATGCGTGAGCTTGGTCTGTATGACGATGCCGGAACACTGATTGCGGTATCCAACATGGCAGAAAGCTATAAACCAGAACTGGCTGAAGGCTCCGGACGTGCGCAGACCTGCCGCATGGTTATTATTCTCAGCAATGTGGCATCCGTTGAGCTGAGTATTGATGCCAGCACAGTGATGGCGACGCAGGATTACGTCGATGACAAAATCGCAGAGCATGAGCAGTCCCGCCGCCATCCTGACGCCACGCTGACAGAAAAAGGTTTTACTCAGTTAAGCAGTGCAACAAACAGCACCAGTGAAAAGCTGGCAGCAACGCCAAAGGCAGTAAAAGCAGCCTATGACAATGCTGAAAAACGTATGCAGAAAGACCAGAACGGTGGCGATATTCCAGATAAGGGCGCTTTTCTGGACAATGTTGGCGTTACCAGCCTGACGTTTATGAAAAACAATGGCGAAATGCCGCTTGATGCTGATCTGAATACATTTGGTCCCGTTAAGGCTTATCTGGGGATCTGGTCTAAAGCTACCTCAACTAACGCAACACTGGAGAAAAATTTCCCGGAAGATAATGCTGTCGGTGTGCTTGAGGTTTTTGCTGCCGGCAATTTTGCAGGTACGCAACGCTTCACCACGAGAGACGGCAATGTATACATACGCAGACTCGCCAATAAGTGGAATGGCTCTGATGGTCCGTGGGGCATATGGCGTCACACTCAATCAGCTACCCGCCCTTTGAGTACGACTATAGACCTGAATACGCTTGGAGCCGCCGAGCATCTTGGTTTATGGCGTAACAGTAGCTCGGCTATAGCTTCATATGAACGCAATTATCCAGAGGAAGGCGGCTTTGCTCAGGGGACGCTTGAGATCCTCGAAGGCGGGAATTATGGAAGAACGCAACGTTATACCACTCGCCGTGGAAATATGTACGTCCGCTGCCTTGCGGCAAGCTGGGATGCATCAAATCCGCAGTGGGAACCGTGGTTAAGAGTCGGTCATCAGTCAGAGAGTCGTTATTACGACGGGGATTTGAATGATGTGACTTCACCAGGTATTTACAGCGTTACAGGTAAAGCGACCAACGGTCCAGTACTGGACGGAAACGGCGTGACAGTCCTCGGTATTCTGGAAGTGTTGAGGCGCTTTGATGGTGTTAACGTATGGCAGCGTTATACAACTGCCGGAACAGGTACAATCCTTAAAGGTCGCACGTTTGAGCGCGTTTTTACCGGCAGCTCATGGAGCGAATGGCGGGAAGTTTACACATCTTATTCACTTCCCCTGAATCTGGGCATCGGTGGCGCAGTGGCAAAACTATCCAGTCTGGACTGGCAGACCTACGATTTTGTGCCGGGCAGTCTGATAACCGTTCGGCTTGATAATATGACCAACATTCCCGACGGTATGGACTGGGGCGTCATTGATGGCAACCTGATAAACATCGCAGTTGGTCCGAGTGATGATTCCGGTACGGGGCGCTCAATGCATGTATGGCGCAGCACTGTAAGTAAAGCCAACTACCGCTTTTTTATGGTGCGCATTTCAGGAAATCCGGGAAGCCGCACGATCACAACAAGACGAGTACCAATCATTGACGAAGCCCAGACATGGGGCGCGAAACAGACATTCAGTGCTGGCCTTTCTGGTGAACTGTCCGGTAATGCGGCGACAGCAACAAAGCTGAAAACAGCCCGTAAAATTAATAACGTTTCGTTTGATGGAACATCAGATATTAACCTGACGCCAAAAAATATTGGTGCATTTGCTTCAGGAAAAACAGGAGACACCGTTGCGAATGATAAAGCCGTTGGGTGGAACTGGAGTAGCGGAGCCTATAACGCAACTACTGGTGGGGCATCAACGTTAATTCTTCATTTTAATATCGGTGAAGGAAGTTGTCCCGCCGCCCAGTTCCGCGTTAATTATAAGAACGGCGGTATTTTTTATCGTTCTGCTCGTGACGGTTACGGATTCGAGGCTGACTGGTCTGAGTTTTATACCACAACGCGAAAACCTACAGCGGGAGATGTCGGTGCACTGCCGTTATCTGGTGGTCAATTGAATGGTGCTCTGGGTATAGGAACATCCAGTGCTCTTGGCGGTAATTCGATTGTTTTGGGTGATAATGACACGGGCTTTAAACAAAATGGTGATGGTAATCTGGATGTTTATGCTAATAGCGTCCATGTTATGCGCTTTGTCTCGGGAAGTATTCAAAGTAATAAAACCATAAATATTACGGGGCGTGTTAATCCCTCGGATTACGGTAACTTTGATTCCCGCTATGTGAGAGATATCAGGCTTGGCACACGTGTTGTCCAGACCATGCAGAAAGGGGTGATGTATGAGAAAGCAGGGCACGTAATTACCGGGCTTGGTATTGTCGGTGAAGTCGATGGTGATGACCCCGCAGTATTCAGGCCAATACAAAAATACATCAATGGCACATGGTATAACGTCGCACAGGTGTAATTTATGCAGCATTTAAAAAATATTACTGCGGGTAATCCCAAAACTGTTGCCCAATATCAACTGACAAAAAATTTCGATGTTATCTGGTTATGGTCCGAAGAGGGAAAAAACTGGTATGAGGAAGTAAGTAATTTTCAGGAAGACACGATAAAGATTGTTTACGACGAGAATAATATAATTGTCGGCATCACCAGAGATGCTTCAACGCTTAACCCTGAAGGTTTCAGCGTTGTCGAGGTTCCTGATATTACCTCCAACCGACGTGCTGATGACTCAGGTAAATGGATGTTTAAGGATGGTGCCGTGATTAAGCGGATTTATACGGCAGATGAACAGGAGCAACTGGCAGAATCACAAAAGGCAGCTTTACTTTCCGAAGCTGAATCCGTGATTTTGCCGCTGGAACGCGCTGTCAGGCTGAATATGGCGACGGATGAGGAACGCAGCCGACTGGAAGCATGGGAACGCTACAGCGTTCTGGTCAGCCGTGTGGATCCTGCAAATCCTGAATGGCCGGAAATGCCGCAATAAGTTGTATGAGCTGACATATCTATAGCACAGAGTAAAGCCTAATCTGACAGTCCGCACTGTGCCAGAAGCGGACCTTCCAACAAGCTATATAGGAGCTAAAAAATCCTCATTGATCCAGGCTTTGAGCTTGTAAATTACCATTCCTAAAAGTTACATAATAAGTTCTATAATGTGTAGCATGGATGATTAATATAGTTGTTTTAAGTTAAGTCCCTACAGGATATGGAGTTTTTTATGTTACAACAACTGGCCTGTGAGTTTTTTATTGAGTTTTCACGATATGAATATTGCCTTAAGGCATGTGGGATTTTAATCAATGGAGGCCATTTAAAAGCTGACTGGAATGGATATTCCGATCAGGTGCGTGACGTTATCGAAAACCCGTCTACCTCTAAACTTAATGAAGCGATTCATTACTTCGAAGAGCATCCCCCTAAAAAACAGATTTACGGTGAAAAGGGGATCATGTGGTCGGAAAAACTACCGAGTTCCCGGCACCGGGCTGAACTAATTTTACTGCTGGTCTGTCGAGTAAGAAACAATCTCTTTCACGGCGGAAAATTCAATGGTAATTGGTTTGAACCGGAACGCAGTGAGCAGTTAATCCGGCACGCCCTCACCATCCTACGGGCCTGTGCGGAGAAACACGCCGGAGTGAAAGATGCCTATGAGAACAAACACTTCTGAGACGGGTCACTGCTACAACCCAGCCCATAACGGCAACTCTGACAGAATCATTAAAGGTTACTAGTACATTAAAAGAAATCGCTAAAGCAGTCGGATTTATGTCTATGGGGAGCAGGTCAAGACGAAGCTAGCCCTGCTCCCCGTGATTTTTATATACCCACCACGGAGGCATTAGGCCCTATTGCCTTTTTTTCAGGTCATCAAGAATGCTCTGCTTTTCGGCAACCAACATTTTGTACACATCATCATCACCTTTAAGATTAAATTTGAAATGCGATCGTCCCACAGATATGCCGGATACGCCTTCAATCCACATATCCTTGGCTATTTTTTCATCTGAGTCATCTAGGGCATTTTCAGAAATCTTATCAAGGGATGAGAGGATATCCCCATGCAACTGTAACAATTTTTTATATGTGATTGATGGCGAATTTTCCTTCCTCCGAGAGATCAAGCTTAGATCATTAATCTGGGCGTTAACGCGATCAATAATACCAAAAACTCCTAAGCGAGCCTCAACTGACTTGCGCTCAGATTTATGTTTTGCGCCTGTTTGAAATAACAGCTCGGAGTTAATATACGAACCTAGATCATGTGCATCTTTCACCATGGTTCTAACACCCTCACTAAAGTGTGGGTATCCGATAACTAGCCCCCCCAGTAGTGGGATGATCTTACCGTAAGCGGTGATTTTCGCGATGATTGAGCCTTCAGAGAACTCAACTGTTATCTCTACCTCACTTCCAATAAAAAAAGGTATTCGGCTCTTCGCAAAGGCAGTTATTTGCTTCTCAATCTCATTGATTCTTAGTTTCTTATCTTGAGGGGTCGCATTTTTTAACCACTCAGGATTAACATGAACATACGATTGAGAAATGATATTCCCTGATACATAGTTTGCCATTCCTACTCCATTAACAAGTTACTTTAGCCACCTAGTAATACCCCTAATTTCAGGAGATATCGATATCATTCGCAACGATTGACCTGTTCCCAGTTGATTGATACACGACATTGTGAGCAAGATCTATGGCAACTCAAGTACGAACGTCTGCTGATCGCTCAAAGCAGACTGTCAGATTTGATAGCGTTTGGGCTATGTAAATTGTCAGTTGGAAAAGGAGTGAGTGCAAATCATGACAGGCTGGCGGATTACCCGCCTTTTCTTTGTCTGTTGTTTCATCCACTGACCAGCCAGGTCAAATAGCGTCTCATGCTCTGCACAACAGAAAATAGTTGCACCCATTAACCACGGAGTTAAACGGATGAGTGACTATCATCATGGCGTGCAGGTGCTGGAGATTAACGACGGCACCCGCGTCATTTCCACCGTATCCACGGCCATTGTCGGCATGGTCTGCACGGCCAGCGATGCGGATGCGGAAACCTTCCCCCTCAATAAACCGGTGCTGATTACCAATGTGCAGAGCGCAATTGCAAAGGCCGGTAAAAAAGGCACGCTGGCGGCGTCGTTGCAGGCCATCGCTGACCAGTCAAAACCGGTCACCGTTGTTGTACGTGTGGAAGACGGCACCGGCGAAGACGAAGAAACGAAACTTGCGCAGACCGTTTCCAATATCATCGGCACCACCGACGAAAACGGTCAGTACACCGGACTGAAAGCCCTGCTGGCGGCGGAGTCGGTAACCGGTGTTAAACCGCGTATTCTCGGCGTGCCGGGACTGGACACCAAAGAGGTGGCTGTTGCACTGGCATCAGTCTGTCAGAAGCTGCGCGCTTTCGGATATATCAGCGCATGGGGCTGTAAGACCATTTCCGAGGTGAAAGCCTACCGCCAGAATTTCAGCCAGCGTGAGCTGATGGTCATCTGGCCGGATTTCCTCGCATGGGATACGGTCACCAGTACCACCGCCACCACGTATGCCACCGCCCGTGCGCTGGGCCTGCGCGCTAAAATCGACCAGGAGCAGGGCTGGCATAAAACGCTGTCCAATGTCGGGGTGAACGGTGTTACCGGCATCAGCGCATCCGTCTTCTGGGATTTGCAGGAGTCCGGCACCGATGCTGACCTGCTTAACGAGTCAGGCGTCACTACGCTGATTCGCCGCGACGGTTTCCGCTTCTGGGGTAACCGTACCTGCTCCGATGACCCGCTGTTCCTCTTTGAAAACTACACCCGCACCGCGCAGGTGCTGGCCGATACGATGGCTGAGGCGCACATGTGGGCGGTGGACAAGCCCATCACCGCAACGCTGATTCGCGACATCGTTGACGGCATCAATGCCAAATTCCGTGAGCTGAAAACAAACGGCTATATCGTGGATGCGACCTGCTGGTTCAGCGAAGAATCCAACGATGCGGAAACCCTCAAGGCCGGAAAACTGTATATCGACTACGACTATACCCCTGTCTCTTATACACATCTCCGAGCCCACGAGACGTAGAGGAATCTCG